ATCCATTAACATCTTCTTTAGCACCCATACAAGTTTTGTAGAAGTGATTTAGACCGTTAGGAGTTGACGTAAATAAAATCTTTGTAGTGTTACCAGAAGATATTGTTGGAAATACGGAAGCAAAGAATTCGTCCCAGTTATCTACAAATGCCGTCTCATCGATATAAAGAAACGATATAGACTTACCTCGAATAGCAGAACTTGATGTACTTCCTGCAATGATTTTACAACCGTTTTCAAATTCAACTGATCCTTTATTCCATTCGATAACGCCTTGCTGTAACCAAGATGGTAATGCTTCGTATGCTATCTTAATTCTATCTAAAATTTCACGAGCCGCATCACCTTTGTTTGCTAAAAGCGCACACGTTTTATAGTCGTTAAAGAGTACGTAGTGCAGTATAATGGCAACAGCGGTAGTAGTTTTGCCTGCTTGCCGTGAAGTGTTAACTGTGACCCGTCTATTGTAGGTAATTGCTTCAGCAATTTCTTTTTGATAATCATACATCTTTATGGGAATCAACCCATGATCTACGTGTACAATTTGAATATATTTCTCTGAAAAGTATATAGGATCTTTAGAGCATTTTAAAAACTCCGCAACCATATCGTTAGTGAACTCAATAGGAGTTCCTTTCCGTTTTAGGTTTACGTTACCATTATATCCACGATCGGCTAAACTAGTCACCTTTTCTCATGTCCTTCAATAGCTGTTGTAACTCAGCAGTCGATCCGACGAATAGGTTATTATTAACTTTACCCTCAAATGCTTCGTTCTCTTTAGGCTTTTTCTTCTCAGACATACCTACCAAGTCTTTGTTAGCGTCTACCAGTGTTTTCATTATGGTAGAAACAACTTCGTAGGCACGTGGGTGCTCAGAAGCTTTGGCCACGTCTAGCATCTGTTCAAGTGCTTCCGTGCCAGTTTCTATAATATTATAGAAGTTAGTTCTTGCGTAGTCATAGTCTTTTTCTGCCAAATCAGCTTGCTTATCGTTAACTGTATCTGGTAAAGATTTCTTATCTACTACAACTTTGCCTTCTATCACTTCATCCATAGGAGCTAGTCCCAGGCTATTACTAATCTCATCAATCATTATGCATCCAATATTTGTACAATCTCTGCCCAATTGTCATCTACGTTAATGTCCGTGTAAGCTCTCGTTTGAGCTATGTCAGTAGTCGCAACGTTTGCCGATGTCGATCCTGGTTGAACGTTTACCTGCTCTTCGGCAGTACTAGCAGTCGTATTCGTGTATATGTTAGCGTCTGTAAACTTAATAACTCTCTTCGTAGAAGTTGGACCAAAATAAAATCCTTTCATCGTAAAATTGAGTGTCCAGATCATAACTCTTCTGGTCTGAAAGTCACCTTCGTATGTGTCTTCTGCGCTCACACTGTTTAAGACAACTGGAATATCAACATAGAAGTCCATAGTGTCTATCATCTTAACGCTGACTGTTACGTCAGGTTTAAAGTATGGTAAAATTTGCTCTAAAATTTTTGTTCCGTCTTCTGTGTACTTAGTCATAATATTTAACTGAAACTCTAAGTCGTAAGGAGCAGGAGTAAATAAGGTCGTAAGCGCACTATCATTAGCACTAATAGATTTGGTTTGCCTAGTAGAAGATGGAAGCTTACGTGTGGGATTGTATTGCATTCCAGTCATCTCAAAAGACATTCTAGGCAAAGTGATTGCTGGTTGATCTAAATTTGGGTCTTGCTCTAATCTAGCCAATAGCTTTTGCATAGGAGCATAATTAATGGGCACAGTCACTCGCTGTTGCTCTACTCCAGCATTGTTACTTCTACCAATCTGAATATCGTTAAACAGTGTGCCAAACACCGCAACATATCTACGAGTTGTTTGGTTATAAAATCTTTGTCCGAACATTAGAAGTTATCCTCACCGAATGGATTGTTTTGACTAAAGTCTATTATATTATCCCCAAACGTCTCTAACACTGTGTTGTCTGCGAAGGTATCCACTAAAGACACTTGGTCTTTAGATGCAGATATTGTTATTGTATCTCCCATACCGACAGTAGTGGTCTTGATATAATACCAAGTACCCACAGCCGTAGGAGTCCAAACAGTCTTTGCTCCTTCGTTTCCGGGTATACCAGTTACAGATATTTCTGACGCTGGCACTGGAGCACCGTTTGCTGGAGTAGTTCCAGTGTATATGCTTATAGGATGAGTTTCGTTTGATGTGTGGCTTTGGTCGAATGTTATAACTTCTCCTACACGTGCTTCTAGTTTAGGAGTAGATACCAAATCACCTTTATCGTCTGCGTCTTTCATAAAGAAAACAGCACTTCTAACTTCTACATTAAATGTGGTGCCGGTCATGTCTGTGAATATATTTTCGTCATTGAAGTGGTTGTCTAATTCTTCCTGACCTGTTTCAAATCTCTCACCGCTGTATTCAAATAGATCACACCTAAGATCGTATGTCTGTAATGATCCCATTTGATAGAAAATTGCCTCATGTTCTACATGCTGTACTACAAAGAATTTGTTGTTGAGTGGCAAGTATATCAGATCGCCTTCACGTGGCCGATTTATAGTACTGTTCAAACCAACTTCTTGGTTGTACGTTCTTTGAGCTATTGTTAATGTGATAGAGTCACGTATTTGTAGACCAAACTTAGAGAGAAAGTCTCCTTCTCCCTCAAATGAGTCCACATTCTTGACATACATCTCAACTTGATAAGCATCATCGAAGGAAGACAAGTCATCCTCGTTCAAGATATCGTCTTTAGCGTTAATTGTTCTAGGCATGAACCAAGTATCAATTCCGTATATCTTTATTGACTCCACTACCAAGTCTTCGATGAGGTGTTGTTCCATCGAATTTTCATAGTTTTCGAAATAGAAGTTTTTAGCCACTTTATTACTATCCTATCATATCGACAACAGGAAGAGAGTAAGAAGACATCATTTCATCTTCTAGTTGACGTATCTCATCCCTAGCATCATTTAAAATTTGCTCTCCGCTAAATTGAATATTGCCTGGCAAAGTCATGCCGTTAAATTTAGTTAAATTGCTACCCCATTGGTACTTTATCTTTGCCGCCGCATAGCTCTGTAACCAACGATCTTTATAGACATCTGCGTAAACAGTAGGATCAACTATTTTATAGCACTCAGCTACCAAATACTCGCCTACTACCATTCTGTCCCAGTCCATATCAATGAAAAGTCTATTGACGTGTCTGTTATATCGAATAGGCTGTTGACCGACCAATAGCTCTTCCATGAACTGTAAATTTTGCATTGACATGAAATAATTTGTTAAGTTATAACTAACCATCTCGTGTATGTTGTTCAAGACAAATTGGTATTGAACGTTAAACATTCCACTACCAGCAGTAATACTTGACCCAACAGGAAACAAATTGACAACGCCTATGATATTTTCTGGCACTGTTATATATTGATTTGTCTTATCTGCTTCAGTGATAATATGTTTTAGATATGTCTTTTCGGTACCATCAAAGTGATAGTCCCAGTAATACGATAGAGCCTCATCAATGCGATCCTCTGCTTGATCAGAATCTACATTAATCTCTATGACTGGTTTGCCTAACTTTCGTAGGCACCACTCTTTAAATTGCGGTCTTGTTGTTGGCTGTGCCATATCTATTTCCCATAGTTAGATTGCTATAACTATTTATAATGTCTGATCTGTAACGTATTGATTAGCTTCTTCGACAGTATCAAAGTATTCCAATGCTATATTTTCATCACTCATGACTACGATTTGACCATGAGTGCCAACCAATTCAATTTTATCTTCGCTTAGACCCTCAAGAAAGTTTTCTACTCTCATCATTTTCTCCTTAACTATTTAAGACTAAAGTTGCTCTACTTGGTATCGGTACGCCATCTCCGCCGCCCTGGAAGTATCTTATACGAAACACTGTATGAACCCCGCCTGATAATGTCATAGTCATTACCAAGCCTTGGCTATTACCAGACGTAGAAGTTATAGCAAAACTAGAGAAAAGGGTACCGACATTTGTGTGTGACTGTAGTCCAGGACCGCCGTTTGAATAGCCACCGCCTTCTATTTTACCCCAACGTCCAGCATTAGTTCCTTCTATTTCAAAACCGTAAGCAGCCCAAGATACTTTGTTATATGTAAATACTAGAGTATCTCCGGCAGTTAAAGTACCAGACCAACCCTGTACCAGATTTATTTCACCAGAGCCCATTTTGCCTACGCCACTTTCAGTGATAGATAGACCATATGTACCATTAGCATCATGAAGAGCCAATGTACCATTAACAGTTAGCGAAGATGAAGGATCTGTGTTGTTGACACCAACGTTGCCTGATGCTCCGTCTATAACTATAGGTTGTTTAGTAGTCATGTTATTTCTAAATATGAAATCTCCCGCATCGTCGGCTCTAATAACCCAGTCGGCTGTAGTACTACCTGATACTGTTTTCTCTAACCTAACATCTGAAGCGCCCTCAGCAGTTTTAATATGTAAGCCTTTATGATTACTCCAAGGCATTATTGGATTATTTGTTCCGATACCAACATTACCATCTGAGTGAACCATACCTAGCGAAGGAGTTGCTACAGCAAATCTTGAAACTTCTGCGTTATAGTTTTGTAGAACTTCTGCAGGAGTAAGTTGTCTTGTATATGCTCTAGCTACACCAATATAACCGTTTGTGGTTTCGTGAGTTGTATCACCACCTAACCAAAATGTGAATGTACCAGTTCTTTGAGTGTGGTTCCAGTTATGCGCTTCAGTCACTCTCTTGCCGTTTACATAAACATCTAAATCATTATCACTGGCAAAAGCAAATACTATATGATACCATTTACCTGTATCTATAGTCGCAAAGTTAGTACCACTGGGATATGCTCTTAGTTGATCTCCAATTATACCCATCAAAGGTCTTTCATTTCCAGAATCCCAAAAAGTTTCCCAACTGTTTTGAGAATTACTCCAGTGCCAAACTTCATAAGTATTACTTGTATCAGTAACAACGAAGTCGTTTATATTAATATGATCGTCTGATCCATCAAAATAATAAGTCCCAATTCCATCTTTATACTCAAAGTTTGCACCACCGTGTAAAGTCAAGTTATACCCGATAGGACCCAAATCACGGGGTTTTTCTGTTGCACTCTGACCGCTTACACAGGCTTTATCATTAAAGTCTACGTAAAAATTTAGATTGCTACGTACAATATCTGTATTACCTAATTCTCCGCCAGTCAGTCTGCCGCCTACATCAACAATGTCGGAATAGGCTACTCCATCCACGCCTAGTCCTACAGTAAGCAAATCATTACCAGAACCATCTCTAATTGCAACACCGTTTACATCGTTGGCTCTAATATCAGCAAATTTCGATGGTCCTGTATTAGTTCCTTTATAGAATGATATTGTAGGAATAGCACTACCTGCGCTATCATCATAATCGATTATTCGAAGTTCGACATCTTCATCACTTGTATCACTATTACCTACAACGTTCAGTTTACCCATACCGTT